CGCATCAGAGGCGGATGCCGCCGCGCATGGGGGGCGGAGAGATGTTGGCGGCCTTGGTCTTGCCGATGTTTCGGCGGAACTGGCCAGCGGAGCGGGACTTGTTGACAGCTTGACGGCGCATAAATCTCTCCTGGGGGGTTGGTGTCACCTAGCACAGTTACATCAAGTATAGCAACTGTGCGCGGGCCTTGGAAGGCCCTGAAGTGGAAGTCATCCGCCGGCGGGAGGTTGACTTCCAGGAGCCGGAACATCCGGCTTATCAGGGGGGATCAGGCCAAGCTCTTGGGCCTTGGCGCGATTGGCGCGATCGCCGAGGAATTCAACCAGCAGCTGCGGGTTGTTGTCGAACTGGGCCCGGAGCTTGGCAGGCATGGACATGAACGCGGCCTCAGCCTGGCGAACCGCCTCAAGGGCGGATTGGAAGTCGGTGACGTGGGTGAAGTCGCCGTATTGGGGAGCTTTGAAGCTCTCGGGAAGGGCAGCGCCGCGACCGAACTGGATCATGATGTTGTTGATGTCTGACTCATCGCGGAATTGCTGCTGCGTGAGTGTCGGCTCTGGACAGGCCAGGCCGGTTTCGACGGAGACGGAGTCCATCGAATAGTTAAAAGGTGAACGGAAGAAGGGAAGAGAAAGGATCTTGTCCATCGGGACATTGAGGATCTCCCCGGTATCGGGATCGGTCAGAGGAATCGTAGATGAGGATTTAGCCATGATCGCTCCACAGGTTACGCTAAGGAATGGAAATCAGCGGCGCACAACGCCGCGTATTACATCGAGGATGGGTTTGAGTTGTTTGCCAATCCTGCCGGAATTGTCAAGGGTTTCAGCAGCATCAATATCGAGATTGAGCAGACGGGATTCGAGCAGGGTCTTGCCCTCTTCGGCCAGTATCTTAGCCGTGAGGGCTTGAATTTGAGAGTAGCTGAGTTGGAGGTTGGAGGTTTCCTGTCGGACCTTCTTCTCAGTGGCCTCGTAAAGGTCGGAAAGAGACATTTGAGTCTCACCCTGCCGGGCTTTCAGAAAGGTGTCCTGGTAGATGTTGCGCACCTCCTCGCGGATCTTGGTAATCGACTCGTCGATCTGTTTGCCTTGCTGGCCCTTAAGGGAAGCATCAGCAGCAGAGGTCGCGGTCTGCTGGACAGTCAGGGGGATCTCAACCCCCTTCTTCTCGGTGTCCTTACGAATGTTGTCAGCCTGGGCACGGTTGACATCGGCCTGACTTTGAACGAGGGCCAGCTGAGCCGCAGACTGGGCGACACCTTGGGCCGGGTTCTGGGCCACGGCCATGGCACCGCCAGGCGTGGAAGCACCGCCCTGAGAATAGGCAAGCATCGGATTAAGGCCCGCCGCCTTCATGTCCTCGACAGCACGTTGATAACTGGTCCCGCTCATACGCTCTTGAAAAGCCATCTGGGCAGCGGCATTGGCAGAATTCGCCGCGTTCATGTTTTGGCCAGAGCGATAAGACAAAATAGCACCACCAGCTCCGAGAAGATCACCAGCAGACAAACCAGAACCAAGAAAACCACCACCGGAGCCGCCGAAAAGATTGCCAAACATACCGCCTCCAGTGTTGACGGGATCGAAGTTGTGAAGACCACGAGCCGAGCTTGTAGCCTCGAAAGCATCGTTGAAAGTACCCCCCCGAGAGAGGGTATCGCCGAACGCGCCAAAGCCGAACATGTCAGAAGTGGTCGATCAGACCAGGCACGGAGTACAACGGCATCGGTCGGGCGGCGCGGATCTTGAAGACGGAATCGAAAATGAATTGCTGCCCATTGGCAGCAGCACCGACCGCCAGGACGCGGGACATGGGCGGCGTGTCTTCGATGAAAGTGGAATTGAGAGTGGGCAGCACAGTGAAACGCTGCGCCAGGTGCCACGGGTCAATGGTACCGGCCGACGTGGATCGGAAAAGCCCGGTGATCATGCTCGGTTGGTAACGGTACTCGGCCCAGCGTTCCTGGTAACCGAACACCTGGGCGTCGGTGGCGCCGCCAGTGGCGTAGATCTCACGGTTCAAGACGGTTTGCTCGCCAAGCATGGCGAAAGCAGGGAAGTAGAAGTCATAGCGGGTCAGCCTGGACCACATCTTGCGCAGACCTTGTTGGTACGTCAGATCCGCGCGTATGGACACGAAGCCGAAAATCATGCCGTGCTCAGTGAAAGACTGGCTGAAGCCGGAACGGGACGAAACGGCAGTACCGACAGCAGAAAGGGTGGCCAACGGAGCAGAGCCACCAGTAACGTCGGTCGCAGAGGTCTGAGCGATCGGAGCAATCGTGACGGGAACGGATCCGCCGCCAAGGTACTCAGGACGCTGCAGACGAGCGTCGGGTGACACAACGCCGAAGTGGGCCCGGATGATCTCGGTGTACCTGGTGCCGCCGCGCGCGTCGCGCTCAAGCAGTTTCTGGATCTGAAACGACTGGCGGATCTGATTGATGGTCGCCGCCGTAGCGGACGACAGATCTGCGTACAAATGCGCGGCCGTCAAATTGGGGATGCTGGCCAAGCCAACGTCGCTGCCGTAATTGGTCGTTGTCTGAATACCGGGAGTCGTGGTGCCGTTGCCGCCAAAACGAAGGGTGAGATCATCAATCGACGTGCCAGAGTAGGAATCGAACTTCACAGGTGCCGAAATGCCAAGCGGCAGAGTCACAGCAGTGTTGCCCTTCTGCGGCCAGGGCAGCGCGGAAGTGAAATAGTCGTGGCGTTTGCCACGTCGACGAAGCGCATAGTTCGCCAGGACGTCGGGCCCGTCGTCACGTTGAACGACAAGGGAGTTTTGAAGGTTCTCGTCCCGGAACCAATCGTTCCAGATCAGGTTGATGCCGCGAAGAAACAGGGCATTCACGGACACGGTCAGGCCAGCGGTCACCTGGCCGACGGTGGGAAGTCCGAGATAGTCGAAGATGGAACCAACGGCAAAGCCGCCGGCCGGGCTCACCAGCTGAGGGATGGAAAACGAGATCGAGTCGCCGGGGTTGTCCTGCTCGCCCATGAACTTCTCCCAGTTGTTCCACACCAGGCGGTTGGGCACGAAGAAGAAGAACGAATCGAGATAAAGATTGTCCATCAGCGGGAAAAGCGGGGTGCTCATCCGAGCAAAAGCGGTCATGTTCAGGTTGAACGTGTCGCCGGGCAGCACCTCGGTAACGTAAACGGGAATCAGCAGGCCAGCGTCGAAAGTGGTCTTGTGCGCAGTCTCGATGTTGAACTGAGAGCGGGGAATCTCCGCCCGAGGGACCATTGCGAATTGGTGGGTGTCCACCGACTTGTTACGGAACATCATGGCGGAGATCTCCTGGTTAAGCCTTGGGCTTGATGACGTCCTTGGCACGCGCCAGCAGGACAGGGTTGGGCAAAGCAGTAAGGGAGCCGGTTTCCTCCTCGAAGAACCCTATGTGGTGCAGCTCGAAGTCGTCAGGGTGAGCGTTCATCGGGTTCTGGGGATCGGCGCGGTTGGTCTCGTCCTCAAAGGAACGAAGGGCCATGCCAGCGGCAGGCACAAAAAAGGGACGGTTGAACGCCCCAGCAGCGGAATCACGAACAGCGACGGCAATCAATGTGGTCACGAGATACTCCTAGTCAATGCGCCGGGAAAAGAGGGCAACGCCAGCCTTAGCAACGGTCTCGCGGACGGCGAGGCGTTCTGGGGTTTGGTCGTCAGCATGAACGCGCCCGGCTAAACCGCGTTCAAATTTAATTGCTTCCAGGGCCTCGGGGTCGACCTGGTCGAGCGCTTTGTCATAGTAGCGCGGGGGGCGGGATTTCTTGCCCCGGACGACGACGTAGTCGTGCGGGTAGACATCGTCCCGGTATTTGTCGACCCAGCCTTTGCCGACGCCGGGCTTGAGTGACATGCGGGTGAACTCTGGAAGTCTCCGAACAATTTCCCCTGTTTCGGGATCCGTTTTGGAGTAGTGGGCATCAGCGTTGTCCCCGGTGACTTTCTTCATGATGTAGCGGGCCACGTACGCCGCGCTCTCGAAGGTGACGTTTCCGATCAGGGAATGACCATGCGGCCAGAGTTTCTCAAGGGTAGGCGATCGGTAGAGCTTTTCGCCAGACGGTGAAGTACTCCAGTAGACACGGTCCTTGAAGTCAACGCCAAACAGAAGGGCGTGGTAGTGAGGCCGCTCCCGCATATCGCCGTATTCGCCGCACATGTAAAAGCGGACGGTGGCGGGGTGGAAGTGTTTGCGAACGCGCTTCATGAACAGCTGAAAAACGCGGTACTCAAGGCTTCCGGACTTTGGTAGCTCGGAGTCAGAGTAAGTGAGGGTAAGAAAGCAGTTGTCCAGGTGCATGGACGCTTCATGCACACAGCGAACCGCCCACTGGCGGGAGCGTTCAAGGCGGCACCCGACGCACTGGCCGCACGGAAGAAGCAGCGAGGACACGATATCGAAGCGCCGCAACTCCGAGAAGACCACATCGCCAGTTGCCGTACGAAACGCCTGCAACGGGTGATAGCAGGCCACGCATCAGAGGCGGATGCCGCCGCGCATGGGGGGCGGAGAGATGTTGGCGGCCTTGGTCTTGCCGATGTTTCGGCGGAACTGGCCAGCGG